GAAACAATTTGAAATGGTTGATTTAGTATCACCTGCGTGGACTATTCAAGTACCAATGAGAAAAAAATGAAAGTAGCAATTATAACTGATCAACATTTTGGTGCTAGAAAAGGTGCCGATTATCTTCATAAGTATTTTAAAAAATTTTATGAAGATGTTTTCTTTCCTACTATAGAATCTGAAGGTATTACCACTGTAATTGATATGGGTGATACCTTTGATAATAGAAGGAATATTGATTTAGCATCATTAGAATGGTCTAAAAAGGTTTACTTTGATAGATTGAAGTCTATGAAAGTAAAGTTGCATAGTATTGTTGGTAATCATACTGCATATTATAAAGATACTAATGAAGTTAATACAATAGATCTTTTATTAAAAGAATATAATAATATAATAACTTATTCTTCTGCTACAGAAGTTAAATTTGATAAATTAAAAGTTTTATTTGTTCCTTGGATTAATTCTGAAAATCATAATGATACTCTTAATCTAATCAAAAAATCTAAATGCAAAGTTGCTATGGGGCATCTTGAGTTGAATGGATTTACTGCTACTCCAGGACATACTATGGAGCATGGTATGGATAGTAAACCTTTCAATAAGTTTGAAAAAGTTTATTCTGGTCATTATCATCAAAGATCTGATGATGGAAAAGTATTTTATTTGGGTAATCCATATGAGATGTTTTGGAATGATGTAAATCAAACTAGAGGATTTCATATCTTTGATACAGATACTTTAGAGCATACACCAATTAATAATCCTTATAAGTTATTTCATAACATATATTATCAGGATCAAAATTATAAGTTATTTGATGCAAGAGAATTGAAAAATAAAATTGTAAAGGTTATTGTAAGGCAGAAAACCGACCAAAAACAGTTTGAAAAATTTATAGATAAATTATACTCTTCTGGTATTCAGGAACTTAAAATAATAGAAAATTTCCAATTACAAGAAAGTGATGATTTTGAAGTTGAAGATACTGAAAATACTATTGGTATTTTAAATAGGTATATTGATGAATCTGATTTTGAAGGTGATAAGACAATGATAAAGGGTATTTTACAGAAAATATATGCGGAGGCTTGCGAGGTAGACTAATGTATCTACTTACGTTAAAACATCAACAAGACGAAGGTGCTTATGCTGTTCTTAATCGGTATGGGGAAAAGGTTTTGTTTTTGTTTCAACAGGAGGATGATGCAGAAAGATATGCAATGCAGTTAGAAGAGCAAGAAGACAATAAGATGGATGTAATAGAGGTTGATGATAACCTTGCAATTATTACGTGTAGACGCTATAATTATAAGTATGCTGTGATTACACCAAACGATATCGTTATTCCCCCAAAATTGAATGATAACATTCCAGAAGATTAGATGGAAGAATTTTCTGTCGACTGGTAATCAGTTTACAGAAGTTGATTTTCAAGAAAATGCAACAAATTTAATAGTAGGCACCAATGGTACTGGTAAATCAACAGTCCTTGATGCCTTAACTTTTGGTTTATTTAATAAACCCTTTCGTAAAATTAATAAAAGTCAATTATTAAACAGTACCAATGAGAAGGATTGTTTAGTTGAAGTTGAATTCTGTATTAATAATAAAGAATATTTGGTGAGAAGAGGTATAAAACCTAACATTTTCGTCATAATTGTGGATGGTAATGCTTTACATAAAGAGGCAGATGATCGTGTAATGCAAAAGATGCTTGAGGAAAATATTCTTAAGGTTAATTATAAGTCATTTACCCAGATTGTTATATTAGGTAGTAGTGCTTTTGTACCTTTTATGCAGTTAACTGGTGCAAATCGTAGGGATGTAATTGAAGATCTTTTAGATATTCGTATTTTTTCTGCAATGAATAATCTCATTAAGGATAAAATAAGGACTCAAAAGGACAATATAAAAACTTTAGATCTTAAAAAAGAAAATGTAAAAGATAAACTTGATATGCAGGAAAAGTTTATCGATGAATTAGAAAGTCGTGGTAAGAAAGATATAGAAGATAAGAAGGGTAAACTTAAAGTTTTAACTGTTGAGGCAGATACCCATTTAGAGCATAATCAGATATTAGAATCAAATGTTAGTGACCTTACAAAGGAACAAGAATCATTGGTTGGTGTAAATAAAAAGTTAAAGAAATTAAACAATCTTAAAGGTAAAATATCCCAGAAAGTAGCAACCATTACTAAAGAGCATAAGTTTTTCACAGACAATACGGTATGTCCTACTTGTACTCAATCTATAGAAGAATCCTTTAGGTTAAATAAGATTGATGACGTTCAAAATAAAGCAAAGGAGTTGCAATCTGGTTATAAAGAACTAGAGGAAGCAATTCAAAAAGAAGAGGAACGAGAACGTCAATTTACAACACTATCAAAGGAGATTACTAAACTCAATAATGGCATTTCTCAAAACAATACTCGAATCTCTGGATGCAACAAACAGATCAGAGATTTGGAATCGGAAATTCAGACACTTACCGATCAACTTGCAAACAGAAATACTGAACATGAAAAGTTAGAAGAGTTTAAAGAAAATCTCCAAAATATTTTTAAAGAATTAGCAGATAAGAAAGAAGAGATCATTTACCATGATTTTGCATATTCTTTGTTAAAGGATGATGGAGTAAAGACAAAAATAATTAAGAAGTATCTACCTCTCATCAATAAGCAGGTTAATCGTTATCTGCAGATGATGGATTTCTATATTAATTTTACTCTTGATGAAGAGTTTAATGAGACCATCCAATCACCTATTCATGAGAAGTTTTCTTATGCTTCTTTTTCTGAAGGTGAGAAGATGAGAATTGACCTTGCACTTTTGTTTACTTGGAGAGAAGTTGCTAGGGTTAAAAATTCTGTAAATACTAATCTATTAATTATGGATGAGGTATTTGATAGTTCTCTTGATGGTATGGGTACAGATGAGTTCTTAAAGATTATTAGATTTGTAATTAAGGATGCGAATGTATTTGTTATATCCCATAAGGCAGATCTTCATGATAAATTTGAAAGTGTAATTAAATTTGAAAAGGTTAAAGGTTTTTCACGAATGGTTTCTACATAAATACCTAAAAACCTTTTAACAATGGCTTGGCATATTAAAAAAACTAGTCTTCTTGGATCTTCTGCTGTAGGTACTGTTTATTATAAGGGTGGTAATTCTTGGACTGAGAATTATGACAATAGAAAGACTTATACTTCACAAGCAAAAGCAAAGGAAGAAGATTTTATTTGGAAGAAAAAAACCAATAATGGTTGGGATGTAGTTGCTGTGAATGAGAGTGCATAATGAAAACATATCAACAGTTTTCTGAGGATACCAAGGAAATTAAAAAATTGAAAGATACCTTCATGAATAATCGTGGAGTAAAAAAACTTACTGACAATTTGAAGCAAGGGAATATTAATATTAAAGATGTTAAAAATTTTGCACATAGTGATGATGCTAAAAATCTTAAGGGTGCAGCTTTAAATGCACTTATTAATGTAGGTCAAGGATATCTTGATAAGGCAAAAAAGAAGGTAAACCAATGAAAACATTTCAAGAGTTTAATGAACAGTCTAAAAAATATTACGACGAAGGTGTAAAGGACACTTTAAGTAATATAGGACAGAAAATAAAAAAATGGTGGAATAAACCCATAATGGCACCACCAATCACTAAAGATCAGTGGAAGAAACGTGTGGACGATAAAACAACTCATGAATTGACTGAACCAAAGAAAAAGAAAAAATGAAAACTTACAAACAGTTTAATGAGGATTTAAAATCTTGGTGGAATAAAGGTAAGAATGTTAGGATCCCTAATGAGGATACTGCTAGTTGGAAAACTTTGTGGGATGATGATATTAAACAGGTATCACATTCTGATAAAGCATTTAAATCAGGTAAAACAAGTTGGAAAAGTTTGAGACCGTGGAAAGGATTTACTGATCCTAAATTAAGAGGAACTGGTCCAACACCCATACAAAGACAAATTGTTGGGAGATCCGTAAAAACTGTTAAAAAAGCCTTGCCTTTAGCAGGAAAGGTTGCTAAATTAGTATTGAGTCGAGGTCGAAAATTTTAATGGGTTATTCAGATCGTCCAGTGGATATGTCAGATTCCTTTAAAGAGGATGGGTGGGAGTATTGTAAATATCTTATTACAGACCCTAGATCTGATGCATACTTACAAAGAAATAAAGAGAAAGAAAAGAAAGAAGACTCTTAAATTTTAATTATTGGATAGTATTATGAAAGTAATGATTGTTGGTCATGGTTATGTGGGATCTGCTGTGGCATCTATATTTGATGATGAAGAGAAAGTAATCATTGATCCAAAGTTTAATGATAATAAGATATCTGACTTTTCTGAACAAAAGTTTGATGTTGTATTTGTTTGTGTAGATACTCCTAAAGGTAATAACACAACATTACTCAATAAGGTTTTAGGTGAGATAAACGAATATATTGGTAATAATACTCCAGTGTGTTGTAAGTCAACTTCTACACCAAAGTATTATGGGAATGCAGAAGAAACCTTTACTAATATAAGAGTTCTTCATAGTCCAGAATATTTAAGTTCAAATAATAATATTGAGAAGTTTCAGAAGCAGACATTCTGTATTGTTGGTGGAGAGATTAATGCTTGTAATATTGTTACTTCCATTTTTGTTGAAAGATTAGATTTTCTTCAAAAAGAAAATACTCATGTTACTGATATTAAAACAGCAGCATTAGTTAAGTATTCGGAAAACTTCTTTTTAGGTATGAAGGTTACTTACTTTAATGAATTGTATGAGATTCATAAGAGGATTGGATGTGATTCTACATTTGATGAGTTTCGTGCTCTGTCGGGTGCCGATCCACGAATTGGCACATCACATACCCAAGTTCCTGGTTGGGATGGTAAATTTGGTTGGGGTGGACATTGCCTAGATAAAGATAACTATGAGTTTATGAATTTCTCGGAAAGTCCCCTAG